TAGACCACTAAGCCACCATACTAGTGCGGGGAATCGAACCCCGATTTCCTCCGTGTAAAGGAGGTGTACTAACCGCTATACTACACCAGCAATTTTAGGGTTTAACCCCATATAAATGATTAGTATTCTTTTTAAATATAAATATGTACTTATTATATTATGAGAGGACATGAAATAAGTATAAATGATATAGAATACAATACACCATATTTATTAAAGATTATTGATGATCCAGATAATCCAACAGAAAATGTAGTCTATCGTGTATATCTAGAGAGTATTTATGGTGAAGTATTATATAAATTTAGAAATATAAATTATATTAATGGGCGTGAAATTGATGAAAATAATTTAAAATATATTTCGATAGATATGGAAGAACCTATGCATAGAGATACACACACATTATATACAGAAATTCCAAATATGTCAGGAAGATTATCACCTTCTCCACTTAGAGTATCACCAATACCTATGAGAACATCTCCTATACTTCATGGTGGTAAAAAAAGAAAAAGGACAACCAAACGTAAAAAGAATGATGGTAATAAAAGAAAAAGAACAACCAAAAGAAAAAGAACAACCAAAAGAAAAAAGAGCGGTGGTGCAACTGATATAGAAGAGTACAAAAAATATAAAATTCGTAACCCAACTATAGACGATTACAGTAATACATTTGGTTCTGAAAATGGTACTATATATTTTAAAAATCGAAAAATATATAAATATTCACTATATAAAATCCCTTTAGACAAAGAAAGAATTGATAGAATAAGATGTGCAGACAATAGAATTAATGAAAGTGAATTATATACTTATGCATATATAAATAATAGTGATTGTTCTAAGTGGAAGGAGGGGGTTGGTATTGAATGCGAAATGAACCATGTGTTTGGTAAATATACAAAGTTATTAAATCAAAGCAACCCTTATTCAAAGACATTTGATCAAGATGTAGAAAATTGTGTAAAACACCAACAACTTAAACAAAGTGTTTCACCAATAAGTGTTGCGGAAGTAAAAGGGGTAGAAGAAAGTAAAGAAAATGATAATATTTTCGATTTTAGGTCATTTGCTTTAACTGAAAAATTAGGTGGAAAAAGAAGAACGAGAAAATCCAAAAGAAAAACAAAGAATGGAGGTGGTAGGCATGTTGTTGGTGTAGAAAATAGACGAATATATTATTCTGATCCTAAAACACTTACACCAGATGAAAGAGAAAAGAGAAAAGAATTAAAGGAAAAATTTAAAGCACGAGGGACACAAGGTGAAAGGGATAGAGTAAAACAGAATAAAAATGCCCAACAGATGATAGAATTTAGAAAACAAGAAGTAACAAAACAAGAAGTAACAAAACAAGAAGCAACAAAACAAGAGGTAACAAAATCTAAGAAAACAAAAAGAAATACAAATACAAATACAACTATAAATCCACAGGAGAATAAAATACCAAAATATACTTATAGTGTTCCAGTTGAAAGAAAAATATTAAAAGATTTTGATATAGCTGTAGAAGACCCAAATGTAGATGTAGTAGATTCAAATGAAGATGAGTTTGTTGATGTTATCGATGATTTAGATGAATTAGATGTACCTAAGGGGTTGTCTGGTGGAAAAAGAAAGAAAACATTAAAAAAACGTAAATTAAAATAAAGTAAATAATATATTTATTAATACTATTTATTTTTAAGTTTTGTTAATGCAGCTTCATAATCAAAATAATTTAGATTGTTAAATCCTGGATTAAGTCCAGGTGTTTTTTTACATACATATTTACAATCACAAATACAATTTTCGAATTGTTTATTTCCAATAGCATAACAAACGATAGGGGGTATGTTACCAATAAAATATCTATTAAGACGACTAAGATAGAGAGTTGTAATATTAATCATAGTAATTATAATAAAATAAAAGTTATATTATTATAATCAATTTTTTACTTATTTCTGGTAATATTCAGAATTAATTTTGTAATGGTCTTTTTCTAGAGTACGAGTATTTAAATTATTTTCAAATTGTTTGCATACATTAAGTTGTGGGTCCATAAGTGGAAAATCCCATCTCTCATTACGAACTTCACGATATTCAAATGCTGGATGGCTAGCTCTAGTTTCATCAACATATGATGCCGCTTCGGAATATTGTAAAGGCATAGATATAACAGATTTATCCATATAATTGTTAGTAGATTTACAATCACGATTAAGTGATCTAGAAAGGCCTTTAAGGTCACTTTCTAAATTAACGGTGTTTGTTCTTAAATTTCCACCCCATTTTGTTAAACGAATATGGGGGTCTTCGAAATACATAGGTTTATCTCCATTATTTCCTGGAACATTCATAACATATCTACCAATATCTGTAGATTGTTGTAATTGTTTTTGAATTCTAAGGGGGTCATCATGGAAACGAGTAAACATTATAATATATTAACATAAGAATATATTTTAAACCAAAGTTTTATTAATTGATATTGTTAGCAAATAATCATAGATAAAGTAACTAAATGTAAGTAAAATAATATCATATATAACAGCTTTATAACCGACTGCATGAAACCATCTAGAAAAGAATGAATTATCAACAGGCTTAGATAGAAAGTAAATAGCAAATGAACCACTAATAATAATAGTAGTAATAGCAACAGTTATTAATTTATATAAATTAGTATTAATATTGAAATAATTAATAATTAATTGAGATAATCCAAGATAACCAGCAAATAGGAAAAGGTCTAAAAGAGCACTCTTAGAAAAATTTTTTCCATAATATTCATTAACTAATTGTTTATTGTTAGTAAGAAGATAAGGTATTTTTAAAATATATGCTACTGTGACGGTTACAAATACAAAAGAAAATATATATGATACTAAATGATCGTACATGTATATTATATGTATAAATTAATTTACAGGACGTGGTCGTTGATTTTTTTCCATAACAAATGGTTGAGGCATAACAAATTCAACTTTATCAATAATACTTTTATGTTGAACACATTTTAATTCTGGTACTAGAGGTCCTTGAGGTTCAACTAAATTAGTGGAACCAATACCAAATAATTTAGATTCAACATCAATAGGATTTCCTGATAATTTTTCTCGTGGTATAGCGGCACCATTAAATCCTAAGCATGGTAAATGTGTAGTGGTTGCTTCACCATAAGCACTATTAGTATATGTTTGGTATAAATTAATATCCTGAAAAACTCTTTGCTCACATGAATAATCTCTCATAGAATTTTTATTTCTAGTAGAAGCCATGATATAGTATAAGAGAATATAATTTTATAACTTTTTAATTAAATTATTATAAATATCTTTATTAATTTTATTTTCCAGTAAAAACCCTTTTAATAATAAAAAGGTTTGATGAAAATAATCATAAGCAAAAAACATTACAACACCAATATCAAATTTTTCTTGTAACATTAAATTCGAAAATTTAATCGATAATTTTTTTAAATCTTCATTACTTTCAATAATAGGTTTTAAGTAATCAATTTTTATATCAATAATTGTTTCGTTGTATTCTTCCATTTTAAAAAATGATAGAATTTGTTGTCTAAATAAAGTATCTCTAATATCATCATCATCTACATCTAGAGAAAAATAATTAACATCAATATCAAAATTAAATTGTGTAGATGCAGCTGAATTATCATTTGTTTTTTCGGCAATTTCCGAAGATTGGTACATATGTATTTTATATAAAAAATATTTTTAATATAAAATAATTTACTTATTATTATCTCTTGTTAATTCTCTGGATGGCAATCCGCCTCTGATCCAATTACTGTCGGCAGCATCTTCAATAAGATTTCCTGGGTTAGCAACGGAATCTTGAATAGATGGCAATAATGGATAGTTAGAATATTGAGTATAACAAATTTCACTTGAAGGATTTACACTTTTTCTATTAGTGAAAGTATCACCTTGTAATAGTTGTGTTTCTAATGTAGGGTCAGCAGTACCTTTTCCAAGATAAGGGACAGTTTTATAAGGTCTTTCTTGTAAATTTAATTTGCATTTATTAGAAGCATTAACTTTTTTTACTAAAAGGGCAGAGTTTGTATCAATATTGCATCCTCCCATACCTACTTGATGAGAACCTTTAAAATTAACATTAGGTTGAGTTAAGGCAAAATCAATAGGTTTCTTCATAGCACAATCGTTGGCAAAGTGGTTAGTTAACATATAATTTCCGTGTTTGACATTTTGAAAATCGGTTTCGTTTATACCACATGTATCATTTCCAATTCTGGACATATTAGAAAATGTAAAATCTTGAACTGAAGCCATATATATAATTAAAAAATATTATATTTTTAATTAAATAATTAATAGTTAGTGTAGCGAGGTGCGTTTCTACCTGCAGCAAATTTATCACCTTCCTTTGCAGATACCATATCGCCATAACAAAATTTAGCGAAGCCTTCTTGGTCGTTGGGATTAGTGGTACTAGGGTTTGATATAAATCTATGCATGGAGTCCTCAAACATATAATTATCTCCTAAATCTTTGAACAGTCTTTTATCGATGTCTGTATTGGTAGAATTATTTGATTTTATAAATGATTTTGTTTGTTTATTAATTTCTTCAACAACATTTGGTTCGTATGCTGGAGGAGCTGGTTTTTTATTTGGATTTCCAGTATAATCGGTAACTAAAACATTATTCATGGGATTTTTGTCTTTAATTTTTTCAAATTGTACCTTTTTTTTGTCAGCTTTTATATTAGATTCAAAACCTTCGTATGGTTCAACTTTTTTTTCTTTTAAAAAGAAAAAATAATATAAACAAATAGTAAAAATTGTTAAAACGCCTGAATATATATGTGATGTATTTTGAAAAAGAACAAATAGTATTATTGTTAAAAATATAACTAATCTAACTAATGAATTTAATTTTTGTACATCAGACATATTTTTATTAGGCCACAACTGAGTTATTGTTTTACTATTTATTAATAACATGGGATCATTTAACCAAAAGATATCGTTACTCATATATATATATTGTAGTTTTTTATTTATTTTTTACCTTTTTTTTTCTTTTTCTTGGGTTTATTTTGTTTATTTGGATTTTGATCTCTAGATGATTTTTCAGGCTTTTCTCCTAAAGAGAATAAAAATTCATCAATTCCTCCTGCATCAACCCATTTATTATATTCTTCTTCTTTTTTAGCTGCTTCAACTTGGTTAATTTTATTTTGTGCTTCTTTAATTTTATTTTCTTCGGTTTGTTTTTTAAGACGTTCAACTATCTTTTCACGTTTCATTTCTCTTTCCATATGAGATTTAAATGCTCCAGTATTAAATTTTGCCTTTCTTCCCATATTTGGCATTCCTGGCATTCCATCAACTCCCATTTGTTTTAATATTTTATTAATGTTTCCCATACCAGGCATACCTTCAACTTTTTTCATTAACTCACCAGCTTCTTCCATTAATTCACTTTTTTTAATTTCTCCAGATTTGATTTTTTCATCTAACTTTGAACCAGCTTTTTTTACAAGACCCATGATTTTAGTTGGATTTTTCATCATTGCTTTTAATACATCATCTGTATTTTCAACATCGCCTAATTCTTTTGCCATTTCTTCTGCGGTTTCCTCGGCAATTTCTTTTGCTAATTGACCAATTTTGCCTTCAAGCATAGATGAAAGATGTTCTTGAAATCCGTCAATATTAGGCATAGTATCATTAATATTATTAGAAATATCACTTTCTTTACTTTCAAATGTACTTTGTATATTTTCCATAGTTTCCTTTAATTTATCTTTAAAATCAGTTTCATTAATTGTTTCAAATAACTTTGCAGTATCACCGAATGATTTACCATCATTAATATTACCGACAGTTGCAAATAAAATAAGTTGTAAATATTTCCAAATAGTTTCTTTAATATTATCACTTACATCCTGTAATTTCCAAAGTATTTTAAAATCAATATCTGGTAAAAAAGTTAAATCGTATTCTTCATTATCAAAAATTTCTTCATTTTGATATAAAATATCGAAAAATCTTTCAGGATATATTTTTTTACAATGTTCGAAAATCATTTCATAGTCAAAATCACTTCCTTTGTATAAAAGTTTTATACTGTTCTCAGTTTCTGCAGGAAAACTCGTCAATAAATCTCCGCAAAATTCGTTGATTATTTTTTTGAAATCGTTAGGTACCTTATTATCTTCCATAATAGTTTATGTATATTTTATTTAAATATAAATTAATTATAATTAAATAAAATTTATTTTAATTTACTGAATATGCTTCAGATAATTTGGATAGGTTTATTATATACTTCATACAACATTGTTGATTTTGGTCATCCATAGAACGAATTGGGCCTCTAAAATTATCAATTTCTTTCATAATTTTTGCGGCATCATCTAAATTTTGTATATCTTTTGAATAATCTTTCTCAATAAAAAATTTAACATCTCCTGCGGAGATATCATCTTTATATGGAACCCAAATATGTCTATACCAAACATCTATTAATAATTTTGGGTTGAATTTCTTTAATGTTAATAATGTATTTTTGGTAGTCATTAATGCTACATTATCTGGAAATATTTCAATCATTTCATTTAAAAAACTCTCAAATTGAGTATTAAAAGTCTTTAATATAATAGACTGATTAGACGTCATAATATATTGAATGATATTCTTTTTAAATATTTACTTAATAATATTAAATATCTGGACGTTGTTGTTTTGGCAAATCCTTATCTCTTTCTTGCATTATCTGTTCCATAGACATACTACTATCTACTTTATTCGGGGTCCATGTATCAGGTGGAGTTTCTATATTATCTCGTGAATCATGTGTTACGTAGTTGTGCATTTGCCTTATTCCTCCACCTCCTTTTTCAGGGTTAAGATCATCGGATGATTGGTCTAAATAACTATACATATCCGAGGTGACACCAGTCATAGAACTTCCTAAAGAACCACCCCCTAAAGAAAATGCTTGAGGTTCCTCTACCTGAGAAATTGTTTCCTTTGTATTACTTCTAACTTCTGGCCTTAAATAATCGTTTATTTGTGTCCCAAATAATACATGATGATTTTTATTTAACAACAATAAGGCTGGAACTTTTGTAACAGTTGGTGGTAAAATAACTTTTTGTCCATTTTGTAATATAATAAAGGTTTGACCTTTTTCATCCTTTACTCTTTTATCAATAGATATAAAGTGTATATCATTTTTTACTTCACTTTTTGCTAAAACTTGTAGTAAATTTGAACAGTTTTGACAATATTGACTATAATATAATACGCTGCTCATAGTTAATAACTTATCTAATTAATTTTTTAAACCGATTTTAATTTATTAATTATTTCACCTTTTAATTTTTCAAGGTATAATAAACAATCCATTCATTAATTTCAAGATTATTATTTTCCAACGTTGTTCCATATTTTTTTTGACCAACTTGTGACCTCTCATAGAATTTCTTCATTATATTATCTACAATTTTATCACCTGAATTCATATATTTTTTATTATTTAATATCTATATTGTTTAATATTTATTATTAATTAAAATTGATTATAATTATATTAAAAATAAATTCTTATAATATATCATGTCTCCTAAAATTTACGATTTATCAGAATCGAAAGGATTGCTACAATTTACATTAAAAGATGTTGATGTATCTATTGCAAATGGATTAAGAAGAACAGCTATATCAGATGTAGATACAGTTGTTTTTAGAACAACTCCTTATGAAAAAAATGATTGTGAATTTGAAATAAATACTTCACGTTTTAATAATGAAATTTTAAAACAAAGACTGAGTTGTATTCCAATTCATATAACAGACGTAGAAGGATTTCCCTATGAGCAATATACATTAGATTGTCATGTTAAAAACGATACGGATACGATAATATATGTAACAACTAGAGATTTTCGTATTAAAAATAAATTAACAGGTGAATTTATTCCTGATGAACAAAAAGAAAAAATTTTTCCAAAGAATGATTTTACAGATGAATATATTAAATATTGCAGATTAAGACCAAGTATTTCGGATGAAATAAAGGGGGAAGAGATTAAATTTACATGTAAATTCACAATTGGTAATTGTAAGGAAAATAGTATGTTTAATGTTCTATCAACATGCGCATACGGAAATACACAAGATATAATAAAAGTAAATGAAGCTTGGGATAAACAAGAAGAAATTTATAGGTCTGAAAATCTTTCAAAAGATGAAATATTATTTAATAAAAACAACTGGTTAGCAATTGATGCAAAAAGAATTACCGAAGAAAATAGTTTTAATTTTAAAGTAAAAACGATTGGTGTATTTACAAATAAATATATAATGAAAACAGCATGTAAAATAATTATTCAAAAGATAGCAGAATTTAAAGAAAAAATTTCGGAAATGAAAATATTGCCTGCAGATATAGTAGACCAAAATGGTTTTGATATTTGTTTAGAACATGAAGGTTTTACTATAGGTAAAATATTAGAATCAATTCTTTATCATAGGTTCTTTGAAAAAGAGAAAAAAATAAACTTTGTTGGATTTAAAAAGAACCATCCTCATGATGATTATAGTTTTGTTAGAGTAGTATTAGAAACAGATGATGGTATTGATGAATTAAGAATAATACTTCAAAAGTGTTTTGATGATATAATGACTATTTATTCTGAAATTAAAGACCAGTTTTAATTAATTATATAAATTATCTACTAGTATTTTTTATTCTTGTTGCCCAAAATGGATATTTTAAACTTTCTGGCTGACCAAAACCTCCACAATTATTTTCCCACCCAAAGTATGTTTCTTCTCCAAGTAAAATAGAACCATGTATTTTCCTAATAACACTAAAAACACTTTGGTCATGTCTATTCGTAATATAACCAGGATTTTTTATTCCTGTATTATCTAAAATTAAAGAAGCGTTGTTATGTATAGTTTCATACCATTCATTTATTAACTTAACTGAATGTTCATTTTTTTTAATAACCATTATACCCCCTATAATCTGACCACTATTATAATGTTCACTTGTATCATCCAATTTAAAATGATCAAAAATTTCTTTTTTGGTATATGCATGTTCTGGATATTCGAGTTGAAATGAAACGATTCCCAAATTACTATTATCTAGCATGTCAATATATTCATCAAATCTTTTTTTTGCTTTAGTATTTAAAGTACAGCCTGCGTCAAGATAAATAAGATATTCTCCGTCGTTAATTTGTTCTAATTTTTTTTTAATAATATATGGTTTCCATATCCAATACCCTCCACCTTTTGGTTCTTTTAATATACGTGCGAATTTTGTTTTGAAATCATCATCTAGGTCAGTTGGACCAAAACCCTCACAGCTATCAAACCATTTACTATTTTGACATGATTTTACTAAAACATCGAGATGTTTTTTAAAAACATTATTTGCATAACTAATAAAAAATTTCTTCATTTATTTATTTAAATAAAAAATTAATAATCATATAAACGATTATTAATTTTTATTTTATTTTATTTTATTTTATTTTATTTTATTTTAAATAGCAGTTTCAGTTTGTTGTTGAGTTTCTTGATTTTGAATTTCATCTACCTTACGGTGTTTCAAATTCAAACAATACATAAGAAGTCGCGCAGG